AAAAATTATATTAACATAGCAGGTAATGCTAAAAATTTAGAACAAGATGATTTAGCATTTACTGGTTTGATTGGAAAAAAACCTATCTTTGCTGCAGGCATGAAAATGATATGGGGTCAAGTAGCTGAAGGTTGGGTTATAGCAACTCAAGATGTTTGGAATCATCCATTAAGTGTTGCAAAAGCAATTAAAAAAGATTTTTCAAGAATCGCTAAAGAAAATAATATAACAAGAGTTCAAACTTCAATAAGAAAAGATTTTAAACAAGGTCAAAGATTTGCAGAATGGTTAGGTTTAGAAAACGAGGGTTTGATGAGAAAATTTGGTTTTGATGGTACAGATCAGTACAGATATGCGAGGATATTCTAATGGCTCCATTCGCAGCAGCAGCACCTTACATAGTTGGAACTACAGCAGTTCTTGGTATACAACAAGCAGATCGTATTGGTAAATTTAATGAGGATGTTCAAAATAGAAATGCTATCATTAAAGAAAACGAAGCAAAGATATTAGATGATAAATTAGCACTTGATCTATCAAGGTTTTATAAAGCATTTGAAAAATTAGAAGGAAGCACACAAGTTGCTCTTGTTAAATCTGGTGTTGAAACTGATAGCGGTACAGCAGCAAATATAAAACTTTCAAACTTATATGAAAAAGAATTAGAAGTTCAAATGATGAAATACAATAGTGAGATAGCTCAATCTCAAAAATTAGAAGAAGCTAACTTTGCTAGAATAAATGGACAAATGGCTAGAATGAACGCAAGGATGCAGCAATTACAAATTGCTAGTTCTGTTGGTTCTAGTCTACTAACAATGACTTAATATTATGCCGAAGATACCTACATTTACATCTACTGAAGAAATGACAACTCAAACAGGAGCTGTTACATCTGATTTACAAATATCTCCAGCAAATAATATATTTACTGCAACTCAAGATTTACAAAAAACTTTAACTAAAGAATATGTAAAAGAAAAAAAATTAGAAGCAGATAATAAAGCAACATTAATACTTGCTGACTTATATGTAAATCAACCTAATGGTACTAAAGGTTTATATACATTACAAAGCGAAACAGGAGCTAATGGTAATCCTACAGATGCGTCTAATTCTTTTGATGAAGGTGTAAATAAATTATGGAGCTACGCTGAAAATACTACTGTAGGAGAATTAGATAATTTTACTAAAAAGGCATTAGAAAAAAAATTTTATGCTACTGCAGGTATATTTAAAACTAAAGCATTATTAGAATCAAGAAATACACAGTTTCAAGATACAAAAAAAATAACAGATGATTTTGTAATGAAAGATGCTTTAGCATTAAAATTAAATGGTATTAACTATTTAGATGTTTTCAAAAGTAATGTTACCACAAGAGTAAATCAAGATACTACATTAGAAGATGAAGGTGTAAAAGGTAAACAAATAGATTTGTATTTAAAGTTTGGACAAAATACATTAGGAAATTCTCTTGCAGTTTCTTCACCAGAAATATTAAAAGCTAACATTGATAAGTTTGATGCTTTAGATGTTTCAGAAAAAATGGCATTGATCCAAGCTGCAGACACACAAATATTAGAAAATAACAAACAACTTTTTACAACATCTTTAAACTTGAATGATGAAAGTACAACATCTCAATTAGTGGATGATTATGAAGAAATTGTAAAAGGAACTTTTAATGGCAATATTGATCTTATAAAAAAATGGGAAACATTACCTAATTCAGACAGAGCAGCTATTATAGATTTTGCTAGAAAAAAAAGAAAAGAAAATACAGCAGAAATAAACAATAGACAAACTGCAATCTTAAATGAAGAGAAACAAAAAGCAGTTAATAATTATAGTAAACTATTAAATGATACAGATTTTTTAAACACTGTTACTCTAACTGAAATCAATCAAGTTTTTGGTGAACCTAAAAATTCTTACGAAATAAATGCAAAAAATCAAATGGTAGAGTTAGCAACAAAGATAGGTGAAAAAGAATTTAACAATGTAAATAATTATAAAATGAATTTTGATATTCAGAAAAAAATTCTTTCAGGTGAAGTTGTAGATCATTTAACTAAATTTATGTTAGATAATGAAACTGAACCTAAAAGTATTACTGATAGAGTTGGAGATGGTATATCTAAATCAGAGTTTGGTTTTTATCTAAATTATTTATTACCTAATGTAAATAATCCAGAGTTTATAAAAAATAATACAAAACTATATAAAGTTATAGAGTCTATGCAGCCTGTCATAGAAGGTGAAACATCTTTAAGATATATAGACACAACAGTTGATAATAGATTGAACGACTTTCAATCACAAATGATTTTTAGATTTAATGATGGTTTAAAAAAAGGAATAGATGCTGATAAACTTTTAGATAAAACAAATAAAAATTTTATAGGTAATGGTTTAATAGAAGTTTATAAATCAGATAAAGATGCTATTACAAAAATTTTATCAGAAAAAGCAGCAGAAATATCTGGTAATAATGAAAACAAAGTTCCTCTTTATAGTGAAGAAAAATATGGTTCTGTTGAGAATTGGTTAAACTCAAGAGAATATTTAGAATACAAATTTCCCGGAAAGAAAAAATTTAGACTTATGACAGAAGAGGTTGCTAAAACTACTACTAATGAAGAAGTAGAAGCTAAAATAAAAGAGGTTTTCCCAGACTATGATGACAATTATGAATTTGTATATGGGGAAAGACCGGGGATTATATATAAAGATAAATATTATGAATATGATGAAAATGGTAATCCACCAGAAAGATTTTATAAAGCATTAGAAAAAGATAGAAACAAATGACAACATTATCAGAAACAATAAAAGATATGGTGGATGCTAATGTTCCACCAGAAAAAATAAATGAATGGAGTCAAAATAAAATTAATGAAATGATTGAAGCAGAGGTTCCTGCAGAAAAAATTACAGAAGCATTTGGTGCTGTTAAATATGATAGAACTGAAATTAAAAATTATTGGAAGAATATTTCTACCGATATAGAAAAAGATATAGAAAAAGATATTGGATACGCAAGAATAACTGATGATATGGATGTACCAGATGACAATGCTGGAGAAAAAATACAAACATTTTTATTAGGAGATGATAAGAGGTATCAATTCAAACCATACTTTGAAAGAGCAGTAGGAAATTCTGGTATTAACAAAATTATTAAATATCATTCAGATGGTCAGTTTGGTTTTGAAGTCGATCAACCAGAACCAGAAGGAACAGGTTTTTTAGAAAAATTAACAGAGGGTGCTACTGGTCTAGTTGCCGAACTCCCAACATTTATTCCGGGAGCTGTAGTTGGTGGAATAACAGGTGGACCAACAGGAGTAGTTTTAGGTGGTGGATTTTCTGCTGGTACTATTCAAGGAATGTACACAGAAGCTCTAAAGAAAGGTCAAGTAAAAAACTACGCAGAATGGTGGGATATATTTGTAGAAGAAGGTTTAAGTGAAGGAGTAAAAACTGCAGTAAAATTATATGCAGCTTACAAAGTTCCTTCAGCAATAGGAGCTACATCTTTTATACCAAAAACTTTAGCTCAATCATCAGCTTACACAGGAGCTGGTTTTTTATTAGGTGATGGTTTGCCAAACGCAGAGGATTTTGCTGTTACTACTTTATTGTTTGCTCCATTCAATGTTGTTGCTCCAAAAGCAAAATTAGAAAATGTATCAACAAAAACAGGAAAGAAGCCTGTAGATATAATTGAAGATTTAATTAAAGACAGAACTATATTTGAAGATTTAAACTCTACTAATATAAAAATTCCAAGAGCATATAAAGAAGTTTCAATAAGAGAAAAAGAAACTGCACTAGAACCAATAACTACAAAAGATAAACCTAATAAAGTTGTTGATGAAACAAGAGTAGAACTAGATAAAAGTATTGCATACGATACAAAAAATAGAACTTTTAGTACCAAAGGTTTTATAGATGATTTGTTTTATAATTTTGTAGATCAAAACCATGTTTATAAAAGAGCTGTAAAACAAGCTGAAAAGTATGGTGTTAAGTATGAAAAAGAAATGTCTCCTTATGAGAACTTTCAATTACTACATGGTGTAAAAGGACCAATAGAAAGTTTTATTGAGAAGGGTGCAATAAATTATAAAACAGGTGAAATTGTAGGACCAGCATTAAAACAAATTTTTGTTAAATATAAAATTAACAATGTAGATTTGTATAAAGATTTTATTAGATATTCTATTTCAAAAAGAGCTATAGAAAAAAATGCTCAAAAACTTGAGACAGGTGTAAATATAAAAGCAGCAGAAAAATTTGTAAAAGAAAATCCAAAACTTGAAGCACCATTTAGAGAAGTTGTTAAAACTTCTGAACTAGCTTTAAAATATTTATATGATGCTGGAGTTATACCTAAAGAAGTTTATCAAGCAGCACTAAAAGCAAATAAAGATTTTGTTCCTTTTTATAGAGATTTTGTTGATGGTTCTGGTAAAGGTAATTTTTCTAAGAATGTAAGAAATCCATTAAAAATATTTAAAGGAAGTAAAAGACAAATTGTTGATCCTTTTGAAAGTGTATACAA